TTGCTTTTCTTGCCATAGCACAATGCTACCTGTCAAGCAATATGTTATAGATCTCATCGACTCGCGTGTTGAGTCTTTTGATCTCAGACAACAGGTGTGTGATTACATAGCCAGACAAGCCACCGAGCGCGGCAATGGTGGCAAGATAAAGAGTGAAAAAGTCGGACTGTGTCACTTCTTATCTACCTCGTCAATAGCTGCCTCTAGCGCATCGACAATAATGTCTGCTGCTGACTTACGGGCGCGATATGACTTGATAGCTGTGCGTAGTGCTGGCAGTAGTGCAACGCCTGCAATGCCGGCAATGATGAGAAGTAGATTATCCATTAGATGCTCCTAACATAGGTACTTGAAAAAAAGCCCCATTATTGTCAGCTTCTTTCTTAAAGCTAACATGCATGTGCTTAGTGTGTTTGTTAGCCCCTGTGTACTTGCGCCACTTCCAGTTAAGGATGTTGGAGCAGATTCGTCCATCGTAAATGATGTAACTAATACGCTTGTCTGTTTTTGACTTGGACAAGGTACGAAGCTGATCAGCAAGATCTCCCATGATGTCGGGCTTCCCGCCTTTGAATAAATCTTTGTCCACATCAATGGCACGAACCCAGCCCTGCTCATCTGGATTATGATCTGACTTGCGAGCAGCGTGTCTTGTATCACCGATCCAACCATCCGATGTGCGGTCACGATCTGGGAACGAATCATCGAACTGCTCTCGTAGCTGGACTGCTGCCTTACTTAGCTTCGGCTTCATCGCGCTTTAAGTAAGCCTGATAATCCGAGTTGCCAAGATCTTTAGGAATAGTTGAAGTAGTGCCATCTTCGTTTTCACGCTCAATGTATTCCCAACCTAATGCGCTTACTTTTTCTGTGTATTTAATAGTCATTTTACAACTCCGCCGATGCTGAATAGATGAAATTAGTAGCAAAGCCGCCACCAGTTGATGTTACTGTGGCGTAGAATCTTGAGCCTGTAACACTGTTTTCATCATTTACAATGCTGCTTGCATTGGTATAACTAGGGGCAGTTGTAATTGTAATTGTGGGTGTTACGCGCATTTGAGTTTGATGGCGATAATAATTCGCAAGTATAGAACTTGTTGCTCCATAACTTCCCCAAGAACCGTTAAGTGATTGGAAGTAACGCTGGCAAGCGGCTAACTCTCCTTGGATTGTTCCAGTTGCAGTCTCAAATGGAGTTGCCTTTGAGCCATACTCAAGTTGCGCGCCCCAGATTTGCCATGTTTTGTTGCCTTCCGCAACTGGGAGAACGAATTGAACGCCAAACCATGAACCTGCTCCAATTGTCTTACCGCTAATGCTAGGCACTGAATAAGTAGTGCTGAAGCGTGTCCATGTTGTAGTCAGCGACATCGTAGATCCAGCCGCTGAGACTTCACCGCTTCCGCCCGATCCAAATGATTGCGTAAAATAAGTTCCAAGAGTTGCCGTACCTGTTGAGATTTTAGCCCAAAAAGAAAAGGTAACAGTCTGCCCTGCAAAAGTACGAACATCCTCAATGCGTTGCGCAAAGTAATCAGCAATCGAAGCATGAGTAGAAGTACGAGCTAACTGCATGAAGTATTGTGATTCGTATCCTGCAACTGGAGCTGATCCAGCCGTGAAAGATTGTTGAGTAGCGTTTACAGTTCCATTAATGTAATTGCCGCACCAGCGATCAGCTGTGTAAGTACCGCCTGCAATAGCATTAAAAGTAGTACCACGCTGCCAGATGTTGAAATCACCATTGATAATCTTGTTTTTACCAGCTTGACCATAGCCGACATTCCACAGTGATGTGTCAATGGCATCGCCCAGTGCGCGAATGTCCTGTGCGCCATTCTTTACAAGGCTTGAGTTATCTGGCTCAGCCCATCCATAGTTCGGTGATAGTGCCATTTAGGTTAGTGCTCCTGTCGCATTTGTCCAAGTAAGTGTACCATTTACGCCTGTCCAGATTAGTGATGCAGGCACTGTTTCCCATTGAGTCGTGCTTAGTGAGAAGTCTGTAGCTGAGACATAGAGAGTTATGTCCACATAGGTAGGAGTGGCGTTAAGTGCCACATTCTCGACAAAGCCATCAAACTGCCCACCGAGCAAGTTGCTAGGCAGATTGTTAATAAGTACTGGCTGACCAAAAAAGACCCCGATAAGGCTGTCAAGCATTGCACTCGGCATGTCTGGATTATCTAGACGGAAGCGAATAGCACCTAGCGATGCCCGTGGCGTTGCACGGAGTTTAAGCTCTCTAGAGGCGATATCCGTGATGTCTGCAAGGTTCTTAATGTTAGAGTCCACAGAGCGCTCAAAGAGCCCGTAAGAGGCTATGGAGTCTGTGTCAGAGGTGCTGTAGGTTGAGCCGTATCCTGTAGCGTATTTGTAGATAAGGCTGTTACGGATGCGAGCAATTTGAGTTGTTGAGGTGATAGAGCTTGGTGTTGCATATGCGCCATCGAGGTTAGTAAAGCCATTTGCTGCAAGATAGTTAGATCTGTGGTCTGCATCCGCATAAGAGACATCTCCGTCCTTTTCCTCGTACATCTGACCGAGTGCGCTGTTAGCGATTTGATCTGTCAAGGTCTGAGATTTAGCAGTTGCACTAGCTGCAAGGGCAATCATCGTGTAGAAGCCTGAATCCACTTCACCGATGTAAGATTCTGCGTTAGCCCATGTCACATCTGCTGGATAGGTGTCCCATGTAACAGTCGGTGTGACTTCTGCCCATGTGAGGTTAAGGGCTGCTCCTAGAATGGCTGCAATCTGTGCGCCATCTAAACCTTCTGCAAGTGCTGTGTTATAGACAGCCTTAGTCAGTTTAGCCAATGAGCCAATGCCTAGAATCGTGCCTGTAGTGACATAGCCTGATTCTTCAGGGCTTCTGACCCCGATGTTAAAGTCTGAGACTTCTCCACCGAATACAGTGACATAACTGCCAGATGAGTTCTTGAGCTCTAAAGTAATTGGCTCGGTAACATTGATGGTGAAAGGTGTGTTATCTGTATTGACTATCGTTACTTGACAATAACCTGCTGTGGCTTGTCGATCAATGTCTAAGCGACCAGAGGCATACGACACAGAGGTGACAGTCGTATAGACATCATCACCTACTGTAACTCGCCACTCTGGAAGCCATGTCATGCGATTGTTAGCGTTCCTCGGTCTCGTGCTTCACGAAGCACATTGTCAATAGCTTCTGCAATAGCGTTAGGGTCACCGATGCCTGCCTGCACTGTAATGTTATATTGGTTAGCAGCTTGCGCAGCGTAACGAGAACCACTGACTGCACCTGATACACCTGCACCACCTGCTAGACCAGCCAAAAGCGATGAGCGGGCTACATCTTCTAGATTAAATGTCCCACCGAGGTCAAACGGTGTGTTGAGATAGGACGGCTTTGTCATGTTTGTAGCAGATTGAGCTGCTAACTTGCTCAAGTGCAAATCTTCTGCAGTCATACCTGCTACAGCGCCTGTGCCACCTGCTCCAGTTGTTACACCTGTTGTCCCAGTTGTTGGCGGCTTAACTCCTTGCAGCCTAATCAACTCAAGCATCTTAGCAATGGCTGCATCTAGGTTGCCGAGATTAACCAAATCCACTGGCTTCAATGTTTCAAGAATAGACTTGATGTCTGAAAGCTTTACATTCTGACCAGATAGCGCATTGAAGATTTTCACATCTTCATTAAGCCTCTTGGTTGCAGCAGTAATGGATGCCTCATCTTTAGCAGCGATAGCATCTTCTAAATCTGAAATTGATTTCTTTAGGTTTAGGCGAGCAGTATCGTTAGCAATTTGTAAAGCTTGAGAAGCTGTAGATGCTTTAGATAGTTGCTCGGCTTGATTCTTAAGAGCTGCTGCATTCTGGATCTTATCCATGTCAAAGACTTCGTTGCCTTTGTTAAGAGCAAGGTTAGCCTTATCAATAGCCAGTTTTAATCTAGCAGCCTTTAATGCTTTAGCCTCTAGGGTCGTAAGTTTCTTTTTAGCCGATAGAGTCTTAACTACATACTCAGCTTGAAGTCTGGCTAAATCTGCTAAGCCTTGAGCCTCAATGCCAGCCGTGGATCTAGTTGCTGCAC